TGAAATGATTGCATCAAAATCTGCTAAAGCATTTGGATTTCCACCTGCCCATACATTTCCTCTTTCTTCAACAACATAGAAAAGTCCTTCTGAACCTTTGTTACCTACACCTGAAGCTACACCTTCTACAATTGCAGCTGCTCCACCACCTGCTTCCGCTGGTACTGCTTCAACCATCGCTGTTTCAAGATAGTCTTCAAAACGTAAACGAGTTTCGTGTTCAGACTTCATATACCATAAGAATCCGGTTGCACCGTTTTCTGTAGTTACTTCAATCCATCCAATTTGCGCCATGTCCGAACCTGATACTGCGTAACGGTCTTTAATGATAATTGGAGAGTTTTCAAAGATTGAATCATCAGCCTCTAATTGACCTTGCATTCCGATAGAACCTTTTTGAAATTCTGAACCATAAATGAATAATGAACACACAACTGCTGCTGCCATTGTTTGTCCTCCTGCTTCGTAATAAGCAACATCAATTGTACCTGCTGCAGTATCTACTGCTGTTACAATTGCTTTGTTACTATTTGTAGAGGCTGCTGTACTGTCAGATAACATAATTGTTTGACCTACTCTAATTGCAATAGTTCCAGTACCTGGTACTAGTACATCTGCAATTGTTAAAGTAGCTGTATCTTGACCAGCTGCTGCTGCTGAAGTTACATTAGTGTACTTAGTGTGTAATCTTCCTTGCTCTGCCCATTTGATAAGGTCTGAGTTAGAAGGCATTTCAGCGCCTACCATTCTTAAGAATGATGCTACTGATCTGTTACCATATCTTTCAAATTCTTTTTCATAAGTATCTGGTAGATACTGATTTAAGAAATCAAAATTTGTAATATAGTTTGTTTGTAATAAGACTTGCTCCGAACTTGGTTGCAAATCAAATCCTGGGGTTGCTTGAACTGATCCTGCCATGATTTTATTTTTTTTAAATTATTTATTTATTTTTATTGCTTCTTATTCTTAAGCCTCTACCATTATCATTGCTAACTGCTCTAGCTTTAAATCCTGTATCACCAATTTTTTGTGGCGTACTTCTGACATTCATGTTGATGTTTTTACTTTTTTTAGTAATATCACCTACACCGTCTGCCTTGCCTTGCTCGTAAAAATACTTAGCAAAACGTTCAGGATCCATAGCAGCACTTAATGCCCTATGCCAGCCTTCTGCATCTGAAATCAAACCGTCTTCACCTATATACTTTCCTATGAAATTATTTAAGTTTATTTGTTTAGATTTCATTTCCTGAGCATCTCCATAAGAATATCCTATTTTTTTATCTCCAATTTCGAACTCAAAACCTTTGAATTCAGGATTAAAAACTTCGTTTGTTCTTTTTTCAAAATACTCATTCTTTTCTCTATTAGCTTCTTCAATAGTTTTAGACTCTTGAATATAACTTTTATAAGCATCAAGTTCTTTTTGCATTTCATCAGAAATAGGCTTCCCACTTGACTCAAGAGGAATACTATATTTTTCTTTAAAATCATTAAGATACTTTTTTGCTTTAGAAAGTTCTCTTTTTTTAGCTATATTTTTCTTTTTAATTTCAGATTCATCATCTATATCTTCATCATATGAAAATTTAGAATCCATTAGATAATGAATATCTTCACTATCTAAATCTTCTTCTGTTAAAGAATAATATTCAGCTAACACTTGATCGTCTTCTAGTTCATTGTAATTTCTATTTGCTTTTACAAAATCACTAAACCCTCGACCAGTTTCTTTTTTAAACTCTAAATACTTAGAAACATCTTCTGGTAATTCTTGATTTACTTCTCTTTGAGTAAATAAATCATCTATTGAAGATATTTCCTTGTCTTTATATCTGTTTTTAATATATGAAAGAACGTCTTCATCTTTTATTTCAAAACTTTCTTCTGTTTTTAAAGGCTCCTTTGTTTTTAAAGGCTCCTCTGGTTCACCTGTTTTCAAAGGCTCCTTTGTTTTTAAAGGCTCCTTATTTAAAGACTGTTCATGTTTTTCTAAAAGATTATTTTCTACCTCTTGAACAGATTTTTGTTCAATTGGATTTACTTCTTTTACTGTGAATTTCATTTGATTTGATTTTTACAAAGTTATACAATTTAATTGAATTTTATTTTAATCTATCATCTTGGCTCAAATTCTGCCAAATCAAAGCCATCTAAACTATCTTCTGATGACTCAAAACTAATTGGAGGTAAATTGTTTTTACGCTGTTCTATTAATTTTGATTGCTCTGTATTAGATTGAGATATTCTTTTAGACTTTGCGTCTTCTCTTTGAGTTTCTCTGCTTTTTAATCCATCAAGCTCAACTCCTTTTAATTGCATGTTAAGCTTAAACTCTAACTGCATTAACTCAGCTTTTATAGCTGCTTCTCCTTGCATTTTTTGTACTGCAAATTTAGACTTAGCCTCTTCTATTTTCATTTCAGCTTGAGTTTCCATTTCAAGTTTTTGCATTGCTGTTTGAGCTGCCATTTGTTGAGACTGCATATTTATTTGACCTTGTTGCTGAGCTGCTGCTGCCTTTTGTTGTTGTTCAGCATCTTGTTTAGCTTTTCTTTTAAGTTTTAAAACCTGATTAGCTAACTTTATATTTCTAATCTCTCTAATATCAATAGCGTCTTCTAAATTTATTGAATCACGCTGTAAAGCCATTTGAATGTTAGCTTCTAACATTCTTTTTTGTTCTTCATCTGGTTGTATTTCAATAAATATTCCAAAATCACTTAAATATAATTCTCTTATTTCATCAAGTATTCCAACGTTAAACTTTCCAATTTGATTAACAAACTCTTCTCTGAAATCAGAGTATTCAAGCATATCTGCAATTCTGCTAGATAAAGCAGTACAAAGTCTTTGGCTTATTTGTAGCCCTGCATCTAATATGTGTCTAGTTGCGGTATTGCTACTTAATGCAGCTAATTTTTGCAAACCTACCAAAGAATATGAATCTGGTGTAGAACCATCTCTAGCTTCGTTTAAACCTGTAACATCTCTTAACATTTGTAAATAATGATTATAAGAGCCTATTAAACTTTGAATTTTCGCTTGACCTGAATTGCTGTTTAATTGTTGAATAGGAACCTTTGCTTGATTAAAATCACCGTCTTGGGTATAACTTCTACCAATAACAGAACCTGTTTGGAAAAACATTCTTAAAGCATCTTCAGGATTATATGCTTGCCCTGTTCCTAAATCAACTTCATTTAATCCATCTGCATCTATAAATACTCCATCAGGGACTACTCTAGATATTACTTGTTGTAATTTTAAATGAGTGATTTGAATTAAATCAGCGAATGTAATCATTCTTCTAACTAAAGACTCCAAGGCTCCTTTATACATTCTTGGTGCGCAAGCTACAAATTCAGGATACACTTCTTGAGACGCTGATTGTGGTCTAGCCATATTTTCAGACATTTCCCATTTAAGAATAATATTTGTCCCCATTACCATAACGCCCTCATACCAAACATCAATTGTTTTAGATACTTTTTCAAATCTACCTTCTTCCATCATTTCTTGAGTAGGGTCAAAAGTATCATCTTTTTCAATTAATCTTTCAGCTCCAGAGGCATTTACTTTTTTCTTGTAAGTAAAAGTTTGCGTTGTTTTATAATTAAAAAACAAAACAGTTGCACTATCTCTACTAAACAAACTGTTGTTATAGTATTGAGCTGTATTATTATAATCATACCAACTTTGACTATATTTAGATATTTCTTCCATATCTACTCTTGTCAAACTTGGGTCTATTTTTTTAAGCTCTGTTATAGGTAGTGTTTTAATTTCCCCCCAATAAAAACAATCTTGAAAATGAGGATCTTCTGTGTAGCTGTAAACAACATTAGCAGGATCTACATAATCAATTGATATTCCTGCCCCTGGTAAAAATCTATTTTTACACATAGAAACACCTAAAACAGTTTGATCATAATAAAGCTGTTTTTGTATTTCACTATATCGATTGCTTTCTAAAACAGTATTAATAGCTTCTTCTTCAGCTATTTCAATAGATGGTTTGTATTTTAATTGCATGTGAAGAGCTAACTCTTCTGAAGTGTTTGGAATCTCTTCTTCTGAAGTTGCAAAAGTATCTATTCCAAATTGATTTTGAACTTGTTTCATTAAATCTTTAGACAGCATGTCTTTTTCAAGTTGTACTTGATATTTACTTCTTTTATCTAAAGACATTCCATCTTGAGCGTATGCGTTTACTTTAAAAAGCCTATCTGACATTCCATTAACAACAATATCTACAAATTTTGGAATAATAGGAATTGGAGTCCAATCTAAATTTAAATAACTTAAATCCCCATCAATAGCTAATTCATTTTTATATTTTTGAATACTTTGCTCACCTCTTGCATATAGCCTTAGTCTATGGAAATCCGCCCATTGGTTATAAAACCTACTTTGCCCCCCGTCTTTTCTGAACCATTCATATTGAATAGCTTGACCTATTTGCAATCCAAATACAACAGATTTTTTTTCAGAGTCAGAAACAAATTGACTTGGAAATCCTGTTGGATTAATATTTATTTTTACATCTTTCATTTATCTCATGATTTGACTGTAACTTCCTTTATTGTCGTATTTAGCAAAGTTAAGTTTTATTTTTGATTTTTTTTTAACAGGTTGATACAGGCTTTTTTGACAAGCCATTATTGCTAAACCTGAACTAATAGAGGCATCAAATTTAGTTCTATTGTTTATATTAAATCTAGCCCAATCCTCTAAGGTTCTTGTAAAATACATTGACCCCATTGTATCTGACTCCCTAAAGGTACTCAATAAATCTAATCCTACATATTTTTCTATATAAGACTCAATTGCAGCTGCATGAGCCTGTTTAATGTCTTCTGAGCTATTTGGTATTCCTCCAAGTTCTTTTTCTGTTTTAGAAAGTTTATTCCACGACCTATCAGGCCTAGTCATTGAGTACCCCCTATAACCCCTATTTTTAAAATGATAAAGCAATCTAGGTTTGTTATTTTCTATAAGTATAGGCATTCCGTAAAAAACACAAGCCATTAATATTTCTTCAAAAAATATTTCTGCTGTTTGAGGTCTAGCAACATATTGTAAGAAAAATTCATTTACCGGGCCTTCATCCATATGATACTTAGTTAATCCGTGACACGCTCCATTTGAAGCTCCACCACCGACAGTACCTGATATGTCATAACTATCACAGCCAAAAGCACCCATGTGTTCATTTCCAGGATAAAAAACTCCATTTTTTGTATATCTTTTATTTTGAAGAATTTTATTTGGAGTCCAAGAAATTAAAAACCTCCCTTTATTGTTTGGGCTGAAAATAACCTCTGTATCTTTTATTCCATCTTTCCAAGAAAAAGAACCTTTAGTTAAAAATCTATCTTTTATCAAAGAATCATTATAATCAATTTGCTGATATATTTTTGTAAGATTAAAAAGAGATTGCTTACTTTCATCTCTAAAAGCATGTGACTCTGTTCTAGGAAATTGTCTGTAAAATTCATTTAAAGCATCAGGATCATTTTTTAAACTATCAACCTCAGCTTCCCAATAATCAATAGCTCCCTGTGTTATTAATTCTCCATCAATACCCATTATTGGTGTTTTAGGGGTTCTAAAAACAGGCAGGCCGTATCTATCTATAAACCCTTCCATGTTAAACTCCATAGGAATAAATAAACTATATAATCCACTTTTAGTTTGACCATTTCTATTTCTATTAGAAACTTTTGAATCAAAATATAATTTTTTACCGTTATCTCCACCTTTTTCTAAAGCATTAGCTGTAGAACCCATCATGCATTTACCAATAACTTTACTACCTAAACGAAGACAAGTTTTTGTAACTCTCCAATTGTTTAATATATTATTTGGCTTTTCCCATTTTTTTGATTCATCATGAACTAGTAGTTTTAATTTTTCTCCATCATAACTATTGTCTCCAGTATTTTTCCAATCAATAGAAGTATCTAATCCTTGTACAATATCTTCTTCTTCTATATACATATTCTTTTTTGTAATCTTAGAAGCAGGAACTCTAAATGCTAATTCCGTTTTAGGTTTATCCATACCATCCTGAACAGGCTTAAAAAAGAAAGGATAATTATTTACAATTGGAACAACTTTATCTGTAAACATTTTTTTAGCATCAGCTCCTGTTTTTGAAAGTATTCCTAGTCTAGCATCTTTACTTATGGTGCCGATGTTTGCAGATTCTTCACTTGCCATGTAAGAAAATCCTGAACGTCTTATTTTTAAATAATCTTGACCAAAACTTCTTTTGTCAGCTTTACAAGCTTCCCAATGAAGATAAAAAATTCTATTAGCATCTCTATAATCAGGAAGACCTACATCTATTTTAGTCCATTGAATATACATATAATGAGAACCTGTTATATAGGTTTCTACTCCATTGTTCATAAACCAAAAACCTTCATCTCTTCTATCAAACTCTTTTTCAATATACTCAACCCATTCATTTTTAAATGATGATGGAGCTGAATGCCATTGAAATATAGATTTTATTTTTTGTAATTGTTTTGGATATTCAAAAGGAACCCAATACTGTTCTGATTGCTTTTTACTATTTGAATGTATTTTTTTAGGAGGCTTAGGTAGCGCTATTTTTAATCCCTCTATCTCGACAACATCTTTAATTTCACCAGATTTTGATATAACTATAAAGTCATATTTTTCGTTATAACCATAAGCCCAAGATTTAGATTTATTTTTATTGGTTATTACTGTTTTTGGCAAAAAATCTTTTAAATTTTTTATTAAGCTATGTTGATCTTCGTTCTGCAAATCCTGATACTGGTTGTTTTTTATTTTTTGATTCCTTTCCTTCTATTAAATTTTTTTCTGCTTCTATTCTAGTTAATATTTCAAAAGCATCAAATATGGCTAATTTTTTTGTAGCAGCAGCATTTTTTAATTTATCTGCAGCAAGCTCATCGTCTTCACCATATTTTATAATTTGTTCTTCAGCAACTTTTATTAATTGCTTAACTGCTTTCTCACCAGCCTTTATAATGTCTAACTTTATTTTTTCTACATTCATAGTGATAAAGTTATTTGGTGGTCAAACATTCTATATAGTTTTTCTCCATCAACATTAAACTCATATTCACTATCTGGCTTAAAAGAAACTTTGTCACCTTTTTTTACTCCTTTGCTAAGTAAATATTTATTTGGATATTTAACTAATCCTATTAAAGGCTCTTCATTTTCGTGACTTTTTAAATAACTTTCTTTTTTTTCAATTGGTTTTATCATGCAGTATTTAGAATTAGCATTCCATACGCCATTATGATTATATAAGAAAAATTGATCATTATCTATAAAAAACAAATTATCTTTAAAAAAACTTTTTCCACTTCTTTCAACTCCTTTCATGTCATTATAATATTTAAAAACATTATGATGAACTAACAAAGTATCTCCTATTTTTATAGGTCCAGTGTAATTTATTGGAGTTTCCACAACTATTCCATATCGATTTGAGGCCACATGGTCTTCTTTAGATGTGCTAGTAATAAAATCTATATTACCTATTTTTTTAGTGCTATTGTATCTTTTATTATCCTTCGGTTTTACAATAAAATAAAAAGGTGATTTCATTGAAAATATATATTATACTCAATAGAAATAGGCATATTAGGATTAAATTCTTTCCACAAAAAAATTTCTCCTTTTTTATTTTCTATAAAAATACCTATCGATTGATGGTTTTTATTCATTTTTATTAAATGAATTAAATGACTACCTCCAAGTATTTCTTGACCTACAACATAGTGCATAGCTCCACCTTTGTAATCAGGGCCTACTGCTATCTTACGAATATCATTCATTTAATTTAATTTGATTTATAACAAATATAAGTAAAAAAAAATACCCCTGAATTAACAGAGGTATTCTAAG